GGGAAGTTTGCTGGCGTTGTCAGGGTCAACACGTCCCCGAAGTATCCCAAGGCGTTCTTCAAGAAGGCTCCGCGTGGCGAGCTTTTGCGGATTCCAGAAATGCCGATTGGCGGCAGGAAGGGGCAGCCGCCAGTGAAGACTGCCTACAAAGAGTCGCTAGGCACAATGCGAGGTCAGCTAGCCATCGAGATGACCAATGCGCTCTTGAAGGCACAGAAAGACCTTGCCGCCAATTTCCCAGTAAGGCGAAACAATTCGGACGTGGGGCCAACGCCCTTCTAGCCATGTCACTGAAATCCCCTGAAGCCGTTCTCCGCTCTGCCATGGTTGGCACCACGGCCGTCACGTCGCTTGTGAGCTCGAGGATCTACCCGGTGCTGGCCCCGGCGTCGGCGGCTCTGCCGTTCGTCACGTGGCGGCGGTCAGGCATCGACAGAGAGCAAACGCTAGGCGGGCCGATGGGCATGCCCCGCGTGAGCGTCGAGTACAGCATTTACGGCACGACCTACGAAGAGGCCCGTCAGGTGGCTGACGCCATGCGTCGCGTTCTGGATGGGTACGGCGGCACGTCGGACAATACAGAAGTCAAGCAGGCGTCGTTGGAAGACGAGTCCGACGATTTCGTGCAGCTGGCTGGAGCGGATCTCCCGCCGGTCTATCAGGTGACGCAGCGTTACGACGTGTGGTGGAGCGAGGGATAAAGCATGCCATATACGCCCCATGATTCCAGCGGCACGACGTTGTCCTTTGCCGGTTCAACGTACACCGTCACGAGCATCACCTACAGCATCACAGACCAAGCTGCCGCCGATCAGATCGACGTTTCGCACCTCGGCCAAACGACCGGCAGCACGGTGCTCACGCTTTCCCGTCCGCTCAAGGGCTCGGCTGGAGACACCGGCAAAGAAGTGACCATTGAATACTTGGCAGCCTCGGGCACGCCAATCGCTCAGGGGCAGACGGGCACGCTAGCGATCACTGGCGGAATCACGCTCAGCGTCACCGCCACCTGCAAGTCATCGAGCGTGACGCTGACAGTTAACGACGCCGTGCGTGGTTCTGCCGCCTTCCAGGTGCCGTAGTCCCACAGGGAGGCCCCCGTGGCGAGCTATAGCGCTGGTGTGTCTGTGACGTGGAACGGCATTGAGTTCCAGGAAGTCACCGGCCTGACGTGGACATATGGCGGCGGCCCATCAAAGGGCCGCAGCGTCATCTGGACAGACGAAGCCGGCACGTGCAGCGTCGAGTGCCTGGGCGGCAACAACACTGCCACCAGCAACTACGGCGTGCGTGCCACGCTGGCGATCTCCGGCGGCGGGCAATCCTTGACGAACCCAGCAATATGGGAGTCACTGAGCGTGGCGAATGAGGTGAACGGCGTTACTCGTTACACCGTCACGTTCAAACTTCTGGACAACTGACCTATGGGACTGAAAGAGCAAATCCAAGCCGCCAGCGTCCGCAAGCCGCTGAAGGTCCACGTGAAGGAATGGAACCTCGACGTGTACGTGCGCGTGCTGAGCGTCGGCGAGCGTGACGATTGGGAGCTCGCGTGGCTCGACATCAGAAACAAAGGCGTCGAGAAGTTCCACAACTTCCGTGCGTTCTACCTGGCTCGCACCCTTTGCGACGAGCACGGCGTGCGGATCTACCAAGACAACGAACTGGATGAAGTGGCGAAGCTCGACGGTGCGGTGATGGGCGAATTGTTCGACGTGGCCCAGCGTCACAACAAACTCACGGAGGCGGACGTAGTTGAACTAGCCGGCGAGCTTTAACGCCAGACCATCGCGGCGGTTCCTGTTCATGCTGGCCGGGCATCTCGGGATGACGGTTGGCGAGCTCGAGCAACGGATGGACAGTCGAGAGCTAAGCGAGTGGCTGGCGTTTGCCCGCTACTACCAGCCGCTCGACAACTCGTGGGCACAGACAGGAGTGATTGCCAGTGCGGTGCTGGCCCCGTACTCGCGGCGTGGCCACATACCAAAGCCTGCAGATTTCGTTCCAACCGAAGCCCCGCCGCAACACCGCTCGCAGCTGCTCGACGTGCTCGCCCAGATGAAAACCGACTTAGACGGGAAATGACATGAGCACAGCACTCGGATTGGCAATGCAGATCAGTGCCAACACGGCCCAGCTGGCTCAGGCGGTGGCCGACGTAAATGCCAAGCTCGACTCCATGGGCGAGGCTGGCAAGAAAGCGTCTAGCGATCTCAGCACGCTAAAGAACATCGAGATTGGAAAGCTGGCCTTGGGCGGATTGCAGGCTGCGACCAGTGCGTTTCTTAGCCTGACCAGTGCCGTCACGGGTGCCGTCACGTCCGTGACATCGTTTGCCCTCAGCGTGGGCGAAGAGCTTGACGCGCTCAACGACGTGGCCAATCGCACTGGCGTTGGCGTTGAGGCACTGCAGGCGTACGCCAGGGCTGCGGCCGACACTGGCGTGAGCGTGGAATCATTCGCCAAGCAGATGCAAAAACTGACCATTGCCATCGGTAATGCTTCGCTGGATGACAAGGCCCAAAAGAAGTTTGAAGAGCTCGGGCTCGTGTTTGAAGAACTCAGGACGCAGTCTCCAGAGCAGCAGTTCGAGCAGGTCGTGGACGCAATCGCCAAGATTGCCGACCCCGCAGAACGTGCCGCCACGGCGGTCAAGTTCTTCGGCAAGGGTGGTATCGAGCTTGGTGAGTTGTTCACGCTTGGGCCTGGTGCGCTCACGAATATGAGGCAGGAAGCCATCGCGCTCGGCCAGGTTGTCGATGCAGATGCCGTCAAGGCGATCGACAACATGAACGATTCATTCGCTGCGGTGTATGCCACGGTCAAGGGGCTGACCGGCGCGATCCTCGGCGAGCTTGCGGGGCCAATTAGCCAGATCGCCCAAGACCTTCTTGGCGTGATTAGGCAGGCCGGCCCGCAGCAGATTGCCCAGCAGGTCGCCCAGGGCTTGCTCGATTTCATCAAGCTGGCGGGCAATGCGTTCTTTAAGTTGGCCGAGTTCATCGAAGCGTTTATCAAAAAGTTCGCCCCGATCCTGGGGCTCGACATCCGCAGCGAAGCCGAGAAGGAGTTGGAGGCGCTTCGCAACAAGGAAGCGGGCACCACTCGCACAGTCAGCATCGGCGGCCGGCCCGTTCTGCAATTCACGCCCGGATCACTGACGCCGGAAGAAAGCGCTAGGCGTGGCGACCTCGAGCGGCAGGTGGCGGCCGAGGCATCGGGTAGCGTGCTACGTCAGTTCCAGGCCAACTTCAACGCAGCCATCGACACGGCAACTCAATCACTGCAGCAGAAGATGGAGCAGAGCGCCGCAAGCACTGCACCAAACGCCGCCGAGGAAAAGCAGGTCACGCTGCTCGAGCAGATCAACCGAAATGGCCAGATCGGAACCGTGGAGATCCTGAACTAGCCATGTCCGTACTCGCCTTCCGTGAAGTTCTGCCGCGCACGTTTACGCATCGGTTCGGCGAAAGCCCGACTGCCGAGCGGAAATTCGTAGTCACGACCACGCAGCCCGTCGCGCACCAGCTGCTGCTGAACACCGTGGGCATCTTCCACGGCGCGAGCCACCCGGAGTTCACCTACCTGCGTTGCACGGAAGGCAGCGTCACAGAGCCAGACCGGCAGCATGCCGAGATCACGTACCGCTACGAAGTGCCCAACGTAGGCACGGAAGACTACCAGCCCAACCCGCTGGCCCGCCGTGACGTGTGGTCGTTCTCCGTGTCGAGTGCCGCCGTGCCGGCCTTGTACTACTACCACGGCTCCAGCAATTCAGACATCCGCCCGCTCGTCAACGCTGCGGGCGATTACATCGAAGGGCTGCAGGCCGTTGAGGGCGAGATTAAGGCGACGATCACCGGCAACCGCCCGACGTTTCCGCTTTCCGTTGCAGGCAGCGTCACGAACTCCATCAACTCTGCGCCGTACCTTGGCGGCGCTGCATACACCTGGCTGTGCCAAGGCATCTCCGCTCAGCAGCAGCTAGAGGTGGTGAACGACGTGGAGGTGAAATACTGGAGCGTCAGCGTGGAGCTCGTGTACCGCTCAAGCACGTGGGTCATGAAGATCCCGCACGTTGGTTGGCACTACATCACTGGCGGCAGCAAGACGAAATGCTGGGTGTATCAGGGCGAGGGCAGCGAAAAGGAAAAGGTAGATGCCTCTGCCCCGCAGCCGCTCACCGAATCCGGCAACATGAAATACCCCGGCGCGGAA